GTCCCCAAATTGCTAAAAAATACTTTAATATGGGGGGCTGTGGTTTCTGCGTATTAAAGGAAATACTGTGATTTTTTAATAACCACCGTTATACTGTAACCACCAGTCCTCTATATACCTCATCCACTGCTCACGGTCTCTACCGTCCTCAGTCTCTAGCAGCCTATTAATACAGGTTTCTTTATCAGTATCTATAAATACCTCTCTAGCTCCTAAGGTATCTATGAGTCGGTCACGCTCTGCCTGATAAGGATAGCCGCCTATGATATAAGCGTTAAGCCACTTCCCACGCCTGTACCTTACAGACTCTAACAGGTTGTCTCTTACGCTAAACACTACGCTGTTTAAGCGCTTAGGCTTTACGTACCGCTGGCATCCGCTCACACACTGCCATATACTGTCCATGTCTATGATCAGGTCACCCTCTACCATAGCCTCAGCTACATAGCTGCTCTTGCCGCTTAATGGACTGCCATACACCACATACACCTGACGCTGAGCATAGCCTAGCTTGTTATGTATACGGTTATGACACCTATGATGTACCAACGCTATATTATCTGGATTGAGTGATATAGCAGCGTCTGTATAGTTCTCCTCCGTCAGTTCTGTCTTATGGTGTCCTATACAGTCATACGCCCTCACAATAGGCTTGCCGCACTCCTCGCAGATAATATAACCGTTACTGTCTATGCGCTCATTACGTAGCACCTGTAAAAGTTTTTCCCACTCCTTAGAGCGGTAAAAGTTATAGAGGCTCATGCACTACTCCTCCTCAGTTACAAGCTCCTCCATGCCGCTGTCAATAAGGATTTCCTTAACCTGTTCCTTAAGCAGTCTCGGCACTTGCTTAAAAGTTTTCTTTCCCAGCATAATCTGCTGCGCCCAAAGCATAGCCATCATTACCTCACCCTCCTTTCCAAAGAATAATTTAAAGATTAGTTTACGCATAAACCATCTCTGAAATTTCTAAAATACACGCCTCCAGCATAGCGTTCTGGTCTTTCAGAGCGTTAATTGTTTCGTCTTTCACTGTGTTAGCCAGCTCCAGAGCGTTAAGCACCTTACTCAGCGTCTCGTTAGCGTTATGTAACGCCGTTACCTGTTCTACCAGCGTACCCTTTTTAAGTTCAATATCAAATACGCCGTTAACATACTTGCACTCGAAAGCGCTGTAACCGTTATACTCGCACTTAAGCTCCTCATTCTCCTTGTACTTAATAGCGCCGGTATTACCGTTAAACAGCTCCTTAAGCGTCTTAAAGTCAGCTACGTCCTCAGCTACTTTAATCTGTAAAGTTTTCTCACCCTTGCCGCCCATGTAAGCGTATGGAGTGAGGCTAATTACTTCTAACTCCTGATTGTTAATAACTACTGTGTTCATTTGTACCTCCTAACTAAACTTAAACTTTAAGTTACCAAACTGTACGTTTTTAAGCGTTGCGCCTGTCATAATGGTTACTGGTGAGTCAGGCGTAGCAAAAGTAAATCTTATCTCCGTAATAGTACGTCCATAATTAAATACACGCTCAAACTCACCGGCGCTTAACGGCTCACTGCAAAGCTGTACGCCGTCAGCTCTTACCGTAAGTATCGTAGTACACTGCCAATAATCATGAGTGTACGTAAACTTTAAAGTAGAGCCGTCTGGAATACTCAAACCACTAATACTAAACGTGATATAGTCATCTGAGTCACCATATATGGAGCAGCTTACACCGTTACCACTCTCAATAATGCTGTAAGACGATCCGCCGCTAGTATCACTACCTACCAACTCAAAAAACTTACATAATCTCTCTTCCCATGCGCTCTGTGTAGTGTCATAACTCTTAATACTAGGTACGTCAGTCCATGCTTCCTGTGTAGCGTTATAATACTTATTGTTATCACGCTCTATAAAAGCCGCCTGTGAGCTGTCATAAGTCTTTAACATACAGCCACCTCCTTAAGCGCTGGTGTCTACCCAAAGTGCTGAGGTGTCAGACGGAGCGCTAGTACCGATATGGACTTTAGCGGAGTTACTGGTATCTAAAATTTCACTTGAGTCAGTTCCGCTAACGTTCGTTCTGTATAACTTTCCGTTTTTAAAACCAACTACACCAACTGTTGATGTTGAATTTTGAAAAGCAATTCCGACAAGTCCAGTTGTACCATCTACATTTCTCTTTACTCTGAAACCATTGAAATCGGTATACTCAACCGTTCCACCGCCCGTAAGCGGTAAGTAGTTCGCAAGGTCTGCGGTAGCAGCTAAAGTTTTCCACTCGTTCCACGTGGAGGCGTTACCAGCTGTTCGTACATACATTACGCCAGTATTAATAGCCACATACTCTTGTACAAGTCTAATATCACTTTGTTTGCGTACCACCATAATACCGTTATGTGCCGTGTCACTCGGTACATTTACATAGTTCGTAGCATATGAGTCAAAATAGTATGTTCCAAGCTCTCTACAGTCATTTAAGTCTGTACCTACTGGCATTTTTTTAGCTACCAAAAGACTTAACGGCGCAAAATACTCCGCTCCGTGTCCGTCAAGGGTTGCGGCATTTTCCGCACCACCGAAATAATACGGTACAAAATCGTGTGCCACACTACCTAGCTCTAACATAGGCTTAACAGTAGCGTCTATAGTTACGCCGCTGTTCACTACAAACTGTAATAACAGCGGTAACTCATCAGTAATGTTAACTACTGCACCAGTGCCGTACTCATTTGCGTAACTGGTTAAAGTACCGTCTACAAAACGTGCAAGCTGTAAGCGGTAAGTAGTAAAACTTCCTCCACTCGGGCAGCCGCTTAAAATATATTTTCCCTGTGGTAAAATCCAGTTTTCAGACGTTGCCCTAATAGTAAAACTCACATTAGCTGTAGCTGTACCTTTTACTTGTATTGTTCCGTCATCATTAGCAGTCCACGTAATACCGCTTTCTGTTCCTGATTTTTCATAGTACGGAAACGGTACTAAATTTCTTGCGCCGCTCTCGCCCATTTGTTTTGCGCTATAGCCGCCGCTTGTACCTCCAAAATTAAATATCATCTGTAACCTCCCCAGCTTTACCAGCTGTTAGCGTCAAGCTGCTTTTCTTTCAGCTCTAGCTCCTTTTGTCTTAAGTCAATGTTAAGAGGCTCATTACTGTATTTGCCCCAGTTCTTTAGTAAGAAAATACCGGCTGTATTGTCAGGAGGGTAATACTGCTCCTCCTCATACTCCACCATTTCCTCCCATTCCTCTGATTTTTTGCCATTTTCGTAGAGAGTACGCTTTACTTTCTGATATTTCTTAACTTTTCTGGTATAGCCTACGGCACTGGTAAACATAGTATTTTCAAGCGTTTTAACGCAGTCTTGCCGTCCGTTTTTTATGCTCTCCTTTATCTCCGTAGAGCCTGACTTATACTTATACAGCGTACTTTCTGCTACACCTAAGTTTTTTGCAATCTGAGCCAGTGTTAAGCCCTCGGCTGTCCACTTCTCAATATTGTCCAGATTGTCAAGTATGACCTGTTTTTTACTCTCCCTTGACACTTATGATCACCGCCTCAAACCCAGCAGCCTTTAATCTGCTCTGTAATGCCTCGGCGTTCTTTTTCACTGCAAAAGCTCCACACTGCACCTTATACAGTACCTTTTCTGTAGGCTTAGGGCTGGCCTTTTTCAGTCCAAACTCATCCACCAGAAAATTAAATATTCCCTGTACTGTCCTGTTAGCGTGAGCCTCCGTTAAAATAACCGGCGTATCCTGTGTGCTGTCCATAAAGCCATTTTCCAGCAGAAAAGCCGGCATTTCTGTTTTAGCAATTACGGTAAACGCCTTTTTAACTACCTTGCTGCTCCTGTTACCTACTAAGCCGGTGCGCTCCACAATAGCGTCATACAGCGCCTCAGCCTGAGCCTTACGCTGGCTGTCAGAGCTGTAATAATACACCTGTGTACCGCCGCCGCTTCTGCCGTTTAGTCCGGCGTTATGGTGAATACTAATAAACACGTCAGCGCCCCAGTCATTAGCAGCCTGTACCCTCTTATTAAGGCTTACATCTGTCTTGCCGGTAGCGTCATCCGTTCTCAGTACCTTACACTCATAACCCTCTAACAGTGCGCCCAGCTTCTCAGCTATGCGGCTGTTTAGCGTCCATTCCCTTGTCTCCTTAACGTCAATACTCTTTAAGCAGCGCTTACCGGCTGTGTTATAGCCGTGTCCGGCATCAATCGCAATTTTAAGCACTGCCTCCACCTCCTTGTCATGCTCTGTAAGGTCGTACTGATCAATTAACTTAAGCAGCTTCTCAGGGTAGGTTAAGCTGGTAGCATAGCCACAGTCCTTTAAGAGTTGGCAGACTGCTTTATGGTCTGTATTGCCGATAATAGCGGCATACCGTAAAACCCCTACGCTCTTTTCTCTGGTAGCTATGTAAGTATTATGGTCTAAAATACTCTCTTCCCAGCTGCTATAAGCTCTCCACTCGGTATTTTCTACCTTGTGGTAAGTTCCGTCTATTGACTGCTCCGTAGCGTCCTTAATATAGGTCTTGCCGTCCCAGTCATGCTTTTTAATTCCAAAGAGTGACTTTGCATTAACCGCCAGCTCACTCTTGCCCCAGTTACTCTCTAGGATAGCCTGAGCAATTACTACGCTAGGCAGCATAATACGCCGGTCTTTCCAATCACTTACCGCTGTCTCTGCTACCCTTGTAATAAAATCACTGCTCATGGTGTCTGCTCTCCTTTTCATGCTCCATTAAACAGAGCCGCATTTCATGGTTTTCTATGGCCTTGTCATGCTCCTTAATCTGAGCCTTAATGTCCGTGTTTTCCCCCACCATATGCTCCATTGTTACGTTTAACTTAGTAATGGTGGCGTTAAGTTTGATAATAGGTGTAATTAACGCTATCATGCCGCCGATAAGTGGCACGGCAGCCAGTATAACAATGCCTATTACTTCATTCGTATTCATAAGGCAGCCACCTCCTAGCTGTCAGACTTGCCAGTGGTGTCCTCAGTAGAGTTACCGGCGTTACCGGCGTCAGCTAAGCCCTCAGCCACCAAATAACCAATTACCGTAGCACCGGCCATAATAAGCGCCGTGATCTGCGCCGCCTCACTCTCTGCTGCTCCGAAATAAATCATTAGCATACTTACAAAACTAGCTATACTAGTCCAAAACTTTCTACTTGTAATCTTTCGCAACCAGTCAATTTTCATATGGTGACCTCCTTTAATGGTTTTTCCAACCAGTCCTCTTATACAAGCATTATATTCATATAATGCTTGCTATGAACAGAGCGCACCAGTGCGCCCTTTTTCCCAAAACTTCAAGAAATGGCTATTTTTAAGGCTTTAAGCACAAAAAAAGAGACTCAAAAGAGCCTCTTTTAGTGCCGCTGCCACCCTGTTTTCTCAATACCGCTGCCGTCCTAACTCCGCTGCCGGTACGCTACGTCTCTAGCATTCTATGTACTTCCATGAGCAGCCGCTTTCTGTTTCGTTTAATTGTACTCTCATCCTTTTCCATGTGTTCCGCTATCCATTCTATAGTCCTACCGTCTCTGTAGTTCAAATACAGTATATCTATGTATGGGTCATCTGAGAGCTGCTGTAGTATGTACGTTATACGCTTGCCATTTTTTACGCTCCCTTTACCAAAATAACTACGGAGCGCTTTGCTGGCCACGTTCCTGTTAACCTTGCTGTCATCCAGCAGCCTACGCTTGCTCAGCTCATCCAGAGTCATTTTTACTACTTCCCTGATCTGCTCCGGCGTCATTTCCATTACTCCAGCCTCCAGTCTTGTCTCTGACCGCACTTACAACAATACGCAAAGTCAGTATTAACATTTTCTCCACACGTTCCACAGAGTCCAACCAAAAAGCCACCCTCTCCATGAGAGACAATATTAAGCGGCTGTCTCGGTACTGTCTTTTTAAGAGCGCCTATGCACTTCATTTTTATCCTTGCGTACTGCGCTAAATCCTTGCGCTCCTCTCCACGCTGTAAAAGCTCAATAGCCTTAGGTGTCGTTAACATGGCCAGCCCTCCTATTCTGGTAAATCAATGTTTACCGCTATTGCCTTTATCCACTGGATACTTTTGATATACTTCTCTATTTCTTCGTCTGTCATTTCAGAGGTATCTCTTAAAAATTCCTCATAGTCCTCTGTATCATCCTTATACACCATCTCTATGTAATCATTGTACATTTCTACGTTTATGTACTCGATAATATGGCAGCGTCCAAAAGAGCCTTGCCACCTACCTATATCATTGTCTGCTACTATGTCAGAGTCTACCCAGCACACTATAGGTAAGTCTGGATTTTCCCTGATCATTTTAAATAACTCCTCTGTGTAATCTCGTTGTTTCATGCCTAGCCCTCCTAACCTCTTGCATTTTTTATATACCGCATGACTTTCCACATTTCTCCGTCATGCCGTGCGTATGCCTCCTGTATTTTGCTAAAAGGCATTCTTTGAGCCTTTGTTAAATCCTCGCAGTAACCAGTACAGTACCAGTCATTAGCGTTACACATACTACACGCATGATACAGAAAAGTCTCTATGTCTGGTATTTCTTCTCTTGCCTCCTCTGGTGTCATGGCTGTCCCTCCTTTAATGCCGCTGCCTTGTCTATTACCTCAAACTCTATTACCCATACATAAGGGTTAGCGTTCCATCCGTAATACTGGAGCTGGTCTTTTTGTAGAGTGCTTTGCCACAGGCTAGAAAAGCTGCCTACAGCCGTGTCATAACTGCTATACTGGTAGTCCCATAAATCACTCTGCCAGTTACCGCTCCCACATTTCCCAAAATTACCGTGCCATAAATAATTTTTATAGCCCCACTCCTCTTTACTTTTTGGGTAGAGTCCTATTCTTTTTGTCCAGTCTGTATACTCGGTGTCCGTATCATTGTCATACAGACGTATTACGCCCTCAGCCTTTGCCTGTTCCTCAGTAATATCCCATAACCGCTCCACACGTACGCCGGTAACCTTTAAAAATATTCTGGCTGCCTCTTTTGGCATATGTATTGAGGGTTTCCAGTTAAAATAATCTGTATCACAATTATGTATATCTGCTTTAAATACATAACAGCCAGTATTACCGTATGCATGATTAAACTTACCCTCTTTACAAGGTACAGCCCACAAGTCTCTACCACACTCAAAACAAGGCAACCAGCGATACGTTTCCCTCACGTACAGTATGTCATTGACCTTATACGGTGGTTTTACGCAGCGTATAGGTTCACCGGCTGCCCTGTTTCCATAAGCGTACTTGCCTATACTCTTTCTATCTCCAGCAATAACAAAGCCTTGCCCATACTTTAAAGGCTCACCGCTTTCCGTCTTTATTACACGCCTTGTCACCGTCTTTCTGCCGTCCAGTATTGCCCTTACCATTTCGGTATTAAATAAAATAGGTTTCATCTATACCTCCTTTAAAAGCCTGTACTCTGGTGACTCTCAATAGACGTACCAAACCACCGCACCGATCTTAACGGTATGTGTCTGTTAGTACCGTCCTCCAGTCTCATCCACAGTAAGTCAGAGCCAAACCGTACCTCTGTAGCTCTAAAGGTCTCCATATAGCCGTCATGCCACCGTACTGTTACGGTATTGACCTCCTTAAGAGGGTTAAAACTCTTTAACGCTTTGTCCAGCTTAGCCATTGCCGCCGCTGCCTCCGCTGCTTTCAAACCAGCTGCCAAGCCAGCTGCCACACTGTCCCCAAGCCTTTCAAATCTGTCCCTTTCTTTGTTCTTCTTGTAAAAAATCTTTGCGCCCATATTATTCTCCTTTCTCCGCTGCCGGTCTCTCTCCCCAGTCCAGTTTCTTTAACTCATGGCTGATAAATAACTTTTCGCCGGTAGGCTTGAAATACCTCATTATCTTCTCCCTATCTGGCACATACCCACAGCCGTTTGAATACATTATCCTGTAAAATTTGCCTCCGTCTTGCACCTCTGTAACTACACACTTTGTACCGTCACGCTGGTCACATAATACGTCATCCACGCCTATAGTAATCTCGTCCTCCCTGATCACCTCCAGCCCTACCGTTCTGGCGTAATCATGCTCTAGTGTAGCGCCGGTGCTTCTCTCGTAACCTCTTAACAGGTAAATAGCGTCACACTGCATAAGCTCAAATAAGCCCACGTTTATAAGCTCCCTGTAGCTGTCTCCCTGATTTCTTGCCGGATTTATAACAGTGTGACCGGCTGCTAATAAGATTTCCTCCGCTGCCGCAAACTGCTCCTTATACTGCGGATTGTTTGTAATTGCTCCTGATATGTATACTTTCATACGCTAGTCCTCCTCATCATAAATAACCACTCCCAGCCGCTCACCTAACCAGTCAAGTCCTTTTCTGGTCAGCCAGTACATTCTGCCGCCGTATCTGTTTTTTCGTCCTCTCTCCGCATATCCAGCATTAGCTAACACCTCCCATAACTCGCTATGTTCGTTATTTGCGTCATAGTAGTTACGGTATGGTCTATAAAATAATCTGCCATGTCGTTTATACGGCTTTTTGTGGTTAAGTCCTATTGCACTCCTCGCAAGCGCTATATATGTGTTTTCATTTTCCACGCTAAGCCTCCTCTCTAAAAATGTAACAGCGGTCTGTATTCCACAGCCCACGCATTATTAATAAAAATTTGCCTGATCTGATACTTACCCTCGTGCTTTTTGCACCAGTCTATCATTTCTTGTCTTTTCTCCTCGCTGTTGGTGGCGTTATGCCTCCACTCCTTAATACGCCAGCCGTAAAATTCCACTATAAGTATGCCTCCATCATTAAGTCATAAAGCTCCAGCGTTCTCTCGCCATTGTTGTACCGCTCCATTAGAGCGCCTAAATGCTTAGCCATATCATAGTTAGAGGCTAAATAATGCGGTAACAGCTCCCATATATTTTTCTTTGCTTCACTCCATGCCGCCTCAGAAAGACAGAGCGCCCTAAAATCAGGTAATGCTTTCTCCTTTAACTGTTTCTGTATTTCCTCGATACCTAACTCATGTGCAAACACAGGCCTACCCAGCAGCTCCCCCATATACTTAAAAAGCTCGTCTCTCTCCTGTCCTCTTGTCATACAGTAGCCGGTAAGTGTCTCCACTATTACTCTCTCTTTTAATGTCATAGCTACTCCTCCTCTGTCAGCTTCTCATTCTCCAGCACATGCCTCCACGCTCTTATATAGGAGTCTATATGCTCACTCAGCTCCTCCAGCGCTATTAAAGCGTTTTCTTTATGGCCGTAAAATCCATTAAAATACTCACAGATTGCATAGGCTATCTGCATAGGAGAGTTATCTAAAGTCTCCAGCTCTATAGTCGTTCTTGTCCTCTTTAGCTCCTTTACCTGAGCCTTAACCAGAGCCGCTCCTTTTTCGCTTTCCTCCTGTTTGATTAACCGTAACGCTTCGTCAAGCTCCTCAACACTGGCAGCCGCCAAGTCTAAGCATCCTCTTTTAATACCTCCGTGTGTAACGTGTGTAATTTCGTGTTTCCAGTCTCCCTTATCTAATGCACACGGCACAATATTACAATTTGTTTTCATGCAATAATTTATAGCAACATTTCTCTTTTCTGATATTGTCATATAAACCTCCTATCTGTTAGGCAAGTCAATAAGCTCCGGCTTATTTACTTCCTGATCTACAGCCCAAGCAATATTCCACAAAGCAGCTACTAAATGATTTTCGTCTTTATCCCCTCTCAGGTACTTAAACAGGTGACGTAAGCCACTGTCTATAAAACTATGCTGTGGTATGCCCTTGTCTACGTTACGCTCTCCGTACTTAATAGCTCCGTTCTCACAGTGCTTACTCAGCTCTATAATGGCTGTCACCGGCAGCAAGTCCATACGCCCCTTGCCGGTGTGCATATCTCGCACCGCTCCAGTGGTAAACTCTGTACGGTCACCACTGTCTTTAATACAGGAGTGAAACAACGCCGCCTCTGGTATATGTATTTTCTTTACCGCTGCCGTTATTTTCCCTACAGTCTCTTCCGCTGCCGCCCCCATTTTCTCTATAGCCTCTGCTATGTCAATAGTCTCTCCATTATCCTCAATAGCTGGAGCGTCCTGTAGCTCAAATAACAGCGGAGCTGTCTGGTACTCCTTGCTGCTAGGTCTTTGATTGTTCTTACAACTCCGACACGGCTCTGTGTATTTGTCACAATCACAGTGCTTACAGAAGTCACAATCCCATTCAATTAATTTTGTCATAAATTCACCTTATAGCCCTTTCCTTTCTGCCGCTGCCTCCCCCTCATACACTCTTATACTGGTACGGTGGTAAAATATCAGCTCCGTTAAATATTCCTCTTGCGCTACTAATATGTCTCTTTCCTCTCTCAGCTTCGCCACATTTTCCAGACCTCTACAGTATTCGTACAGAGCCGTATTAGCCATGCCGTTAGCCTTTGCCTTTGCCATTTCACGCCCCAGCTCTGTACGATACTTATACTCTGCGGTAGCTCGCCGCTCAGAGACCTCATAGCGCTTGTCTATTGTCTGCCTGAGCTTTTCCATGCTCGTAAATAGATTTCTAACTATCTCTTGCACTCGCTACCTCGCTCCTTTGGTATTTCTTCATACAGTCATAACAGATCACTATTGTAGTGTTTCGCTTTGTCTGGATTTCATGGAAACGTAATTTTTGCTTTCCGCAATCCCTACAAGTCCCAAACTTCCACTTTTCACTTTTGCCAGCCATAACCTCACCTCAGCTACTCAATATACTCCAGCTGCCCCTTTATGTCTGCCGGTATATTACCCTCCCAAACATAGCTATTTTTAAGCACATAATTGTTATACGTGCTGGCAGTCTTATTAGCCCTCATCTTTGCCTGTTCAGCCCAGCCTACTTTCTCCTCATTCTCAGAGTCCTTATACTGCTCATAGGTCAAAGCGTCTGCATTATAGGAGCTAATCATAGCTCTACAGCTATCCTCTACCTCTTTTCTGGTGGAGTAGCTGGTTAAATCGTCTGCTTTCTGCACGCTATGAAAATAGGAGTTTATGGCCGCTCTGCCGCTGGGTGTCATATAAACGACACCCAAAATAATAAAGATTGTTGCTAGAACCGCTGCCCCCCATGCCGCTATCTTATCTCCCTTACTCATATTACTCACCTACCTTTACAATAGGGTCAGATACCTCAAACGGAATGTCTGAGTATAAGTAAGTTCCTGTCCACTCTATGTACTTGCCGTCAGGCGTAAAAAAGAAAATACCGCTATCATTCTCACCATAACTACCGTCTACGTCTGCTAACCACCTGTTTTCTTTTGTGAAATCGCCACCATAACACAGCTCATAATATTCACTGTCAGGCGTTAAGTAGCTGTTAAGGCTGCTTACTTTTCCGTCTACAATAAATCTGCCTATGATACTGCCGCTCTCAGTAAACAGGACAATATAGCCCAGCGGCTTTTCAATCTCACAAATAAGCGTATTAGCCTTTTCTCTCTGGCCGTTTACCCAGTAGGCTCTCCTGATCAGGTTATAACGCTCCAGTGAGTAATTAATGTCTGTAGGTGTAGACTGGTTACCGGCTAACTCACCGGCTACGCTAAGCGTATTATTTACGTCTGACTCCGTGGAATAGGCTGCCGGTGTATACTCACCGCATCCACCCACTAAAAGCACTGCTAATACTAAAAATAAACATAAAAACTTTTTCATAGCTCAATCCTCCTGTTTTTTTAATTGAATGGTAATTCTTCGTCAATGCCCTCCGGCACATTCATAAAGCCGTCACTGTCTGTCTCCGGCACTCTCGGCGGCGCTGCTCCGTCTGCTGCATCTGCTTTCTTCTCGCCGGTAAAAAAGGCCTTGTTTACTCTTACGTCTGTGGTGTACACCTTTAAGCCGTCTTTGTTGGTGTAGCTGTCCAGCTCCAGACTGCCGGTAACTGCTATCATGCTGCCCTTACGGAAAAACTTTTCTACAAACTCGCCGGTCTTATTCCATGCCACACAGTTAATAAAATCCGTTTTCGGCTTTTCCTCATCCGCTGCCTTATAGTCTCTCTCCACAGCTACGGTAAATCTGGTGACAGAGTTAGTACTGCTCTGTAAAAACCTTGTCTCAGGGTCTCGCACTATGCGCCCCATAATGGTAATAATGTTAAGCATTAAATGTCCTCCTCTTCCTCTGGGTCATCATACTCCTCATAGTCCCACTTAAACGCCTCAGGGTTTGTAGCTTTCCACTTGTAATAGCTGCACTTTTCCACGGCAGATACTACACCGGCAATCAGCATAAGTAATACAATGGTGATACAAATAATAGCTAATGGTGTCATACTCTTTCACCTCCCCTCACCACAAAGTCACTAAGCTCCAGCTGGGACTGGGTCTTTAGTGTAGTTAAATAAAACTCCACGCCCTTACCGTCCATGAGCTTATCAAAAATAGCCTCTTTCTTTACAAGCTCCTCATAGCGTGCTAAATCAATCGTTACTGTCTGCTTCTCCATGCTGTTCCCTCCTGTTATTTTCTGTTTTCATGTATACCTCATAGTACTCTCTCAGCTCTTTATCTCTGAGCTTTACAGAGGTAGGGCTATTAGAGGCACTGGCTGAGTTATTGTTATAGGTCTGGCTGACACTTACGCCACGTGTAAAGCTGTTAAAGAACCACCATACAAACTCTGCCAGCTTCTCAGCCGGTACGCCGCTCCTGTATGTCTCCAGAGCCAGCGGTATCATACTAATCAAGTGAGTCCTGATATAGAGCTTTTTGGCCGCCTTTACCGCTGCCGGTATATCACTGTTTTCCTCTACCAGCCAGTCATGCGCTGCTTTAATCTGCGTCAGAGCGTCCCTTACCGCCGCTGCCTGATCATCCGTTATCTCGGTCTCAATAATGTACGGTCTGATAAAGTCATTCTTAAGTGACGGCTCATGCACGTTAAGCATTACCAGAGCCTTAATAACAATGTCCTCATGGGTGTACTTGTTAATCTGGCTCTCCTTTAATGCGTCCGTAAAAATCTCATGGCCGCTAAGCTCCCTGATTTTATCAAAGGACTTAGCCTTTACCCTCGTAAGCTCTATGGCCGTGAGCGGCTTACCGTTATTGAGCCGGTAAAACATTTCGTTAACCTCATCCTCCGTAATATCCTCAAAGTAATACACGGTCAGGCTATAGCTTATAATGTCATCCTGTGTCTCCTCAGGCAGCTCAGAAAACAGCTTACCCTCCAGCTCATCACTCACGCCGGTTAAGGCGTACTCATTGTTTAAATACTCCGTGATAGCACTGGAGCGCTGTTTACCGTCCAGCATATCAAACACCTTATTTTCATCACGTCTGGCGTAAAATGCCGGTATAGGATAGCCTATAATCATAGACTCAATGAGTAGGGACTTTCTCTTAATGTCCCATACGTAACCACGCTGTATAGCGTTATCAAAGGTAATATTACCGTTCATGCACATTTTGGCTAACTGGCGTGCATTCCAGTTAATATTTGATCTCTTTAGCATAAAACCTCCTTTTCTTTCAAACCCAGTAAATCCTGTTTTTCATAAGTGACTCAATGTTATAGCACACCCAGCAGCAGCCTTTATTAAATACCTGAGTATGCCCCAGAAATTTAATTCTTTTCTTAAAAATTAAGATTGATAGCTTATCAGAGTACTTTTCATAAATGGCAGCTCTCGGCTCTGTCTCCAGCGTAGCCAGCGGCAAAAGTAGGCAGCACGCTTTTACTTTTCCAGCGTCTATCAGTTCAAAAGTGCGTTTAATAATAGCGTTTTGAATGGAAAACGGTGGGTTACTAATGAGTAAATCACAGCCCTCCGGCGGCTCTGTACTAAAAAAGTCATGCCCCAAGTCATCAAAAATATGGGTGGCTTTATACTTTAAGTTCAGCTCATCCGCTTTTAACTTAAACTCAGAGTCATAGTTATTAAACGGAAACCAGATAGACTTAAATTCCTCAATATGTATCAGCTTGTAAATGTCCTCCACTACATACCGTGGCGTTGCCACATGGTCAGGGCTGTTTTTCTTTTCTAGCTCATAGGCTATATTTAACTGTGTGTACTCTTGCTGCATTTCCTGTATAACGCCTCCTATAAATAACTCCTCCCAAACTCAGCTATAAAGTCTGCCCTGTCACCATATACCTCCTCATAGGCTGCTTGTCCTATGCGTTTAAGGTATAAGTCTGTCTCTCTGTTTCTGTGGGCTGCCCTCTTGCCGTTCCTGTGGCAAGTCTCACCGCAGAGCCATACTTTTAAGCCTCGTTTTTCGCTGTGTTTCCTGTTACTCCTCCCAAAGAAAATATGATGTTCTTCTAAGCCGTCATAATAGCCGGTAGGAGTGCAGCAGCCACACAGGTAACATACTTTTTCCGTCTGTATAATGCTTTTCATTGTTCCACCAGCCTATATACAGCCACGTTGCGCTCCGTATCAATGTCGTAGGCCTTACCGCTCACCTCTACCAGCCCCTCACCCACAAGCTCCGTAAGTCTCGGAGCTACGGCCTGTCTCACTGGGTACGGTATTAAATGCCGGTCATGCAATATAACAGCTATATCCTTTGCACTGGCAGCCTCACCATTAGACAAAACATTTAGAATATTCTGTCTTAAAGTGGCGCTATCCAGCTTCTCAAAGCTCTCTCTGCGTGTCTCCTCGGTAATTCTGCTCAATCATATTACCCCCTTTAAATATGTGAATATATGAGCAATCACGTCCACGGTCCAGCCATTTCCAGCACCATTATAACGGTGGCTGTTTGCCACACAGTCCGTATAGTTATCAGGTAATGTCTGCAAACGCTCGTATTCTATTGGCATAAGTCTCCGGCATTTGCCGTTTTGGTATATTTTTTTCTGTCTGTGGCCACCGCTGCCGTCACATAAAACCGTGTTACATTTGCCGTTAATGTTATATACTTCTTTCATATTCCTGTGCCAGCCCTTAACATGGAGGGTACACTGTACTTTCTTGTCATCACCGTTATATGTATATTCATATTTATCTCCATACCAGAAATTTTCTGGTACTTCTGTGGCCGGTAGAATTATATCTTTCAGCGTTATACCTTTATCCTTTGGGAGTTCCTTTACAGGTATATTAGTCCAGTACAGTCTCTTTCTTTCTGCCGCACATACTAGAGCGGAATTTATCATAATAGGCTGTACGCCAAGCTCTGCACTTATAATGTCTGCCCACTTCTGCTCCATGCTTGCCACATTTTCAAGCAGAAAATATTTAGGTTTACATTCTCTTAAAGCTCTGACAAAGTGATAAAACAAGTTACTTTTTGACCCCTCTAAGCCCTCTGCTCCAGTAGTTCCCATTTTATAATTGGATAAATCCTGGCACGGACTACCGCCTATCAGTAAATCAAAGCCCTCATACTGGGTAAAGTCTGCCGTGGTTACATCACCGCAATGCTCAATCTGAGAATAATTCTTTTTACTGATCTTAATTGCATTCGGCTCAATTTCATAAGCCACATATCTCTCTACAGGTATACCAGCTCTTTCAAGTGCCACCATTCCGCACGAAATGCCATCAAATAAACTTAATACTTTCACTTATTACCTCCTAACTCTTTTTGCAGTGCCTCAGCCCTTGCCTTAATATCTGGATTTGTTGCCGCTGTCTCTGGTGGAGCTTGCTGATTTAACAGCATTCTCTCTAAAGCGTCACAGTCATATTGCCGCTGTGGGTAGTTATTAAAGGAGTTTGACTTTGCAGCCGGAGCGGCTTTCTTTGATTTGTCATCATAATTACCCTCTAGCACCTTAGCCATATTAGAGTCCTTGATTAACCAGTCAAAACTTGCTGACCAGTTTCGGTCATTTTTGCCCTTTAGAAAACTACTAGCCTCAGCCTTTTCAAACAGCCTTTTAAAATCCTCGATAGAGTATGTATTGAGACGTGCTTTAATAGCTTTCTTTCTGCTCTCAGAGAGTTTAGTGAGCCGTGGGAACGATACGCAAGTATCGTTATACATATCAGCTATCAGCTGATAATTTACCCTCTTAATCTCTGTCTCTATTTCTCTCTCTTTCTCTATCTCTTTCTCTATCTCTATCTCTATCTCTATCTCTGGGCTATTTTGTCCAGACAAATGTCCAGACGCTTGTCCATTAATAAGTAATTTCTTTTCTGCCTCAATCTTTGCCCTATACTCCCTCTTACGGTCTGCCTCTGTACTGGATTTTCCTATAAAGTTCTGAATATCCAGCATATATATAGCGCCGTTATTTAAAACCTCTATAAGCCCTAAGCTCTCAAATATATCAAGCGCCTTTTCTACGACTCCTACGCTATGCCCTGTCAGCGTAGCCAGTACCTCAGCGTTATAAGGTATTCGGTCATTGTACATTAACCGCCCATTACACTTTAGGCTCTTAAGGTACAGTTTTAATAAAATGTTAGAGTATAGATAGCCGTCAGGCATTGACTCCATTATTTTTACAGCGTCATTGTTATCAAAAAAATCCTCTTTCAGACGCATATAATAATATTTTTTGTCATCTGCCACAGAGTAACCTCCTCTCTAGGCTAAAATTGTTTTTACTTAGGAAAGTTAACCCTCGTAACCTTGCCGTTACTGATCTGTAATGTCATGCCGTACTTTTCGTGTAAAAGTAAAACCTCCTCCAGCGTCAGCTCTTTACTTTTCATGCTCTCGCCTCCTCCTTGTCCTTAATCTCATATGTAACCTTAATGTTTTCCTGAGCCTCCAGCAGCTCTATAAGAGTCTTTATAATATCCTCTCCTGTCACTTATTCCTCCCTCTGCCGTGTTTTCACGACACTTTAGTAAAAAAATATAAATGAGCCTCATCAGCCGGAATACATAATAATTCACAGGCTTTAACAACCTCATTTATTTTCCAGTCCGCTTTGCCGTTTAAACGTAAGTTTAGCGTTGATCTGTTCATACCAATAGCAGCAGCAAAAGCCTCCTGTGTACCATATACCTCTCTGATTTTTCCATACAGTTTACCGAAATCAGGCATTTCCTCACCTCCTTTTTTGACGTGTTTTCACAACATTACAAGGTTTATTATACTGATATAATTTATTTTGTCAAGACGGTATTTTCATCTTTTCACAACTTTTTTTTGCAAAAGTGCGTTTTATGGTTGCGTAATCACAACAAATATGGTAAATTATAATTATTCTAAGGAGGTGGAACATAATGGAAAATTACGAAAGAAATAATAGAATAGCTGAGGCTCTTAATATGAGGAATATGAAACAAATAGAGCTGGCAGAAAAAACAGGAATAAGTAGAGGCACAATAAATAACTGGTTAAAAAACAAGTACCAACCAAAAAGAGTGCCTTTAATGAAAATGGCGCAAGTATTAGACGTAGCTGAGTTATGGCTTGCCGGTTATGACGTACCAATAGAAAGAGCGCCGGAGCAGAAACAGGCTGACGCTCTAGTGGAGCTTTTCAAACAGTTACGCTCTGACGCTGAGTTTAAAGAGTTAGTAATGAATATCAGAAGCCTAAGCCCTGAAAACTACCAGACAATAAAGCATCTGGTCAGTCAGCTCAAAGGCTGAGGCTGAGGCGGCGTTAAGATACCCTGTATAAAATACAGTAGTTCTAAGTCGTTGCAATTTTGTAGTAGTTCTTTAATAGTTTCAATTAAAACGGTTTTTTCATCCATAAGCAGTACCTCGCTAACTAAAGAAAAATAAGAACATCTGTTTGTATTTTACGACAAAATATAAAGGTTTGCAATATATTATATTATTTGAATTGGGAAAATATGACAAATTATTTTCAAAGGAGGTCACTTTATGTCACCAGTAAATAAAAAATATCAGCGTATAGCCTGTTATATTCGTGTGAGCAGCCAAGAGCAGAAGCTTCACGGGCTGTCCCTAGACTCACAGCGTGACGTTCTCCGGCGTTATGCAGAAAAGCACGGACTTAAAATAGTGGAATGGTATGAAGATGAGGGAGTAAGTGGACGCAAACTGATCAGACGCCGCCCAGCGCTCCAGCGTATGTTAAATGACGCTAAGGCCGGTAAATTTGACCGTATTATATTCATTAAGTTAGACCGTTATTTCCGCTCCGTAGCTGAGTATTATGAGTGCCAGAAAATACTGGAGGCTAATAAGGTAACATGGACAGCCACAGAGGAAAAATATGACTTAACCACCGCTAATGGCCGTTACTGGGTAACTCAAAAATTAGCTATGGCTGAGTATGAGGCTGACCAGACTGGAGAGCGTATTAACTTAGTCAATGAGTATAAAATACGTACAGGACAGCCGCTTACAGGCGCTCAGAGTATGACTATAGCTTTTACTGTAGGCAGAGACGAAAAGACCGGCTTAAAAAATGTTATTCCTGATCCAGAGACTAAGGATATGGTTACCGATCTCATTAACCACTTTTTAGTACACCAGTCCATAGCCGGCACTGCAAGCTATATAAATAACAAATATGGCACTAAATATGAATTTCAGACTATTAAAAGAGTGCTTAAAGATACTAAGCTATGGGGGCACTATAGAGGTAATGACTTTTACTGCGCTGGCTACGTAGATAAAGCCACTTTTGATAAAATACAGGAAATTCTAAAGGGAAATGTAAAAAAGCGTAAGACTAACAGAGTGTACTTGTTTAGCGGTCTATTTACGTGTCCTAGCTGTGGCCGTAAATTAACCGGCGTCTGCTCCGTTAACAGAGTAAATAAGAAAGCCAGCGGTAAAGTGTACGTATACCCTGACCCTATTTATCAATACCGCTGCAATAAAAGCAAAATGTCTAAGCTCTGCACGTTTAAAAAGTACCCTAGTGAGGAGCGTATGGAAAAGGCGTTACTGAATAACCTGAGCCGCTATATCAATAACCATATAACACACGTTAAAATAACAGCCAATACAAACACGCACACAGACGGAGTAAAAAACGCCATAGCTAACATACAGTCAGAAATGAGCAGACTAAACAGCATGTACAGAAAAGGCAGAGTAAAAGAGGAGGAGTATGACAGAGATTATGATGAGTTAGAAAGACAGCTGGCAGAGCTACAGGAGAGCCTAACGCCGGCGGAGGAAAGAGACTTAACTATATATGAGGAGCTGCTGGCAAAGGATGACTGGAAAGAGCTGTATAACGCACTTAGCAGGGAAAGCAAGAGAGCGTTCTGGAGAAAGTATATTAAGGCTATTAAGTTAGGCACTGACGGTAAATTAGAGGAGATAATATTTTTTTAGCGGTAGTGCTACTAACATTACCGCTCCGTTCGGCACACATAGAAAAGTAGCACAACTATAAAAGGAGCTGTAAACCTTGATAAATAAGGATATTGAGACACGTTTAATAGAAATGTATATAAGAGGATGGATAACCAAAGAGGAGCTGGAGGAGCGGCTAGAGAAGCTAGAGAAGTCAGACAAGCCAGATATGCCAGAACCGCCCACCGTATATTAAAGAGTAAGAGCCGGTAAATATACCGGCTCTTTTTTACTTACTTTAAGTATCTTAGTGTTATCTCACATCCGTAATTAGTACGGCTGCCGTCATCTAATTTACTGCCGCCGTATATGTCACAGGCTATATTATCACGCTTATACTTTTCCTCATAGTCAAGAAATGTCTGGACGTGTTCACTAGGCACATTACCTATTATCTGGTCATTGATCTTAACATATACAGCGTCTCTACCCTCATACAGATACTTTTCAAAATCCACCGTCTCCGGCGTTTCGTCTCCCCATTTAAACGCCCTTAAAATTGCCTGTCTGGTTTTTCTGCCGTTCTTAAACGTGACTCCGGCCACTTTAAAAGAAAAGAATATGTACGGACTTTCTGGAGCTACTGCCGCTGCCGTCCGTGCCTCAGTAACCGACTTACCTTTTACATAACTTGTAAAATATTTGATACAGTCAACAAACCAGCCTATACAAAACAGGCCGCCGGTAAATAAGTATAGCACGCCCATACCTACCTTTTTCTCAGCAAACTTATGGAGACCAAACCAGCCACCAAAGATACACATTAACAATTTACCCATACACATACCTCCTTTGTATTTTTAATTCCATATTATACCAGAATAGTATTTTAGTCAATATGAGAGCCACCTTATCAGTGACTCTCTATATCTACTGCACAATTAAAACGGATAGGTAAGCGCTTCTATACAGAATCTTTCCACCGCTTTCAGTGTGCGTTTTAAAAAATGCTTTGTTTTCTTCATGACACCGCCTTTCTGCTCGTGCCGATAGCACAGCCTTTAAATCAGTAGTTTTATCGTGAAATACTATCCTTTTCAGCTTCAACCGATAAATTAGCAACTTCCACATTTATTTCTGCTACTTCTCCGTCATATAAAGAATTAAATAATGTTTGTTCTGCTCCGTTATGTATTACCTTTGTAATTTTAATATTTCCGTTTTCGTTATAAACTTTAATTTTCATTCTTCAAAACCTCCATAAAATACACGTTTCCTTTTAAAATATCGTCTGTTTTCTGCTGGAGCTTAACCCCTCCAGCTGGGTTTATGTGTGACTAGAACCAGTCACCTGTTGCGGTATCGTATTGCATGAAATGCTCTACGTAATCAGCAACCTCACGGTATTCTGAGGTTTGCTCCCAGTCAATACCGAAAGCTGCGATCATAGCACCCTCTAAAGTGGAGTGACCAACCGCTGTAAGTTCAAAGCGTGTAATTAAGTTAAGAAATGTAGTAGCTGTCATATTATGTACCTCCTTAAATTTGCTGTTTTCCTGTTCCTTATGATATTATTATAATATATAGCGCTATATAAATCTATTGGCATTTTCCACAAAATTACAGTACGTTTTTTGTGCATTTTGTATATAGCGCTATATATAAAAGTATGGTAATATATACCTAAGAAAACACATAGGAGGTATAACAGTGGGTAAAGAATACACAGAGGCTCAGAAAAGAGCGTCCTTAAAGTATCAGGCTGATACGGTAACTATACAGATACGTGTAAAGCCTGAGCAAAGAGAAAAATATAAAGCCCTGGCTCACTCCAGAGGCCTCAGTTTAACGCAGCTCATAGTAAAATTATTAGAGGACGCCGATTAAGCGCCCTCTTTCTTTTATCCCACAATATTCTCAGGGCTAAATACAACCTCTAGGCCGTCCAGTCTGGTAACTACCAGCTGTCCGTTGTCGTTCATGGCTATTTTAGTTATGTTATCTAAAGAGCCACACGCCCACTCTCCCCACGTATCACTAGAAATAGTATACGTTCTGTACCAAACATTACCGGCTCTGCTTATTACTGTTTGATTAATAAATGCGCTGGTAATAAATTCTACTATTAACTTATAGTTAAGATTAGTAGGACTGTTAGCTATTGTAGTAGCTATAGCTGTACCACTACAGTAATATGTACCAGCCATTATGTACTCGTTTAAGTCTGCTCCCTCTGGTATCTGCTCGTTAGCCAGATTTAAGCTATGTACTAACTGGCCGTCATAGCCCACAAAGCCGTACAGTCTGGTAACGTCACCGCCGTTAACGCTTATGTCCGTCTCCGCTGCCTGTACCCTCTGTAACAGCGTGTTATACACCCATGATACGTAGTTATTCATGGTAGTATCTTTAAAATTAAAAATCATAAAAGCACCTCCATACTATAAAATTGTCATCCAGTCAAATCCTTAGTATTTCAGTGCTTTTTATCTTTTGTATTATGCTTTATTTACCCATGTGTACCACGTTAACGGTAATGGCAGCCGTAGGCTTTGTAATAGCCGTAAATACCAGCGCATTCGTACTCTGAGATACACACGTAATCTCTGCGGCAGAGTAATTAGTTACACTAGCGTCCGTAGGCTGCACCATAACGCTCTTAGTGGCGTTCATGCCGGTAACGGTCACACTCTGCTTATAAATACCATTCTCAGCCACCCAGCCAGCCACAGACAGCGTAACGGTCAGGCTCACCGGCATAGCCGCCACCAGCATAGCCTCCGTATTAGCGTTAATGTTATCCTGTAAGCCCTTAAACCAGTCGTTAAAAAGAGCCGTCCACTGCTCCCACAGGGTAGTACTGTTAAGCTGCTCAATTAAGCCAGTCACCCAGCCGCATAAGCTGGTATTAGCTCTGGTGTCCGTAATATCCGCTGCCGTTATTGCCGTAGCTCTTGCCTTAATATACACATACGCCAGACAGTACTCTTTTACCGTCTCTGTACGTGTCATGCTAGGCTTTGCCGGACTGGTGGCATACTCACCATACTTAATATACGGCTCTGCCTTTCTTGCACCCTCTGCCGTGTCTACCCTGATACAAACAGCCGCCCACCTGTTAAGCGTTACGTCAGACGCCTCTAACGCAATCAGAAAAGGCGTTGTATTGTCCACCCAGCGCTTAGCAAACCAGCCACGCCCTGTAGCAATCTGGATAGTCATACCGCTGTTAGGCTGCACCGCCAGCTTATTACCTACGCTCTCATAAACACCGTCAGTAATAAGCCCCTCAAAAATGCCGCTCATCTGATCAGCGTTATACACCCTGTCACCATTGACAGAGTTAAAAAAGCCACTTGTCCACATAATAGCACCTCCTAAATATTAAACTGTGGCACTAGCTTAGTGCCGGTCTCATCCTGTACCTCTATAGCACTCAATACCAGCACGTCCTTTTTAATGCCATAATGGTTAATCACGGTCACGGTATCACCTATATAAAAGTCTCTGCCGTACTTAAACGCTCCGTCACTTATAACCTCACCGTTAAAGCCCTCAGTGATACCTAAACCGGCCAGCGTTTCCTTGCCAGCCTCCTGTAAAAGTACTAAGTACTCCTCCAGCGGTATCTCATCCTCACTACCCTTATTCTGGCTAATGCCGCTGCCGTCCGTAAAAGTCTCATACCGCTCCAGACCGCTGTTACTGTTTCCCACGGTGGTATAAATACGCTCTGTACCCTCTCCCTCTCCACCTATGAGAGTGGTATTAGCGTAGGCCTCACTCTGCATCTGATAATCAGAGTTTAGAATATTGTCAAATTCGTCCGAAAATACCACGTAAGGACGCTCTGACTGATTGTATGACCTGTCTAAGCCCTGATACACGATAAACACCATAGTAGAGTTATATACAAATACCTCCCAGCCATAGCCGTAAGTGGCGCATATCTCCGTTATAGACTCATCCAGATACTTACCTGTTACCTGTTTGTCCATGCGCTCACTTAAGCCAGCCTCAGCGCCCAGCACTAAGTTAGGTATTACCCTGTTAGGGTCTGTGGGGCTTATTGCGTTCTCTGTCACCAGCCGCCGTATACCATACTCTACCTTGCTATTCATTCTGGTCTGTTTCCAGACTATGCGCTGGTGGAGTAAATACTTAAGCTCTCTGCCGGTAAAAGAAATATGGTCACCGTTTTCTGCGTCCGTAGTCAGGTTAATATTTTTAATAACCATAACTTTGGTATAGGTGATATTTCCTGACTCATCCACCTCTATGTCCGTGTCCCTGACTAAGTAACGGTTTTTCTGGAGCAGCTGCACCGCCTTAGCAGAGGCATCCATATAAATCTCAAAGTCACCTACGCCGTAGTACGCCGGTCTCCATATAACGCTTATGTAATCGTCCACCACGTCAATAAGGTTAAACGCACGATCTAACACATGAATAACCATATTACACACCTCCGTACAGAATGGAAACGGTAAAAGTTATCTGTAAGTTATCACTGCCGCTCTCGCACTCATAGGTAAACACGTTGTCACCAGCTCCCACCGTCAGCCATGAGCTGTCAGGGTACATATAGCCCATGATATTAGAGCTAATACCGCCTCTAATGAGCGTGATAGACTTAGCACCGGCATTAGTATTAATAATAATGCGGTCACCGGCAATCATGGTAAACATGAGCTTAATATGAGTACGCTGGAAAACGTCATAAATAACAGGGTTAACCACGCTACCCACAGCGTACAGGTCAATAATAAGGCCGCTCTCTACGTCACCTGTGTTAATAATACTCTTACGGACGTTTCTGGTAATACTGCTGATCTCAACGCCCTCCGCTGCCACACTAAACGGAAATTGAAATAAGGCGCTTATATCACTGAAATAGCTTACTAAGTCCTCCGCTGCCTTAAAGTACGGCTGTGGACACAAAATGCTTATTTGTGCTATCTGTTTTCTTGCAAACAGATCACACTCAATGACCTCCACACGCCCCTCTATATACACGTCTCTTCTGCCGTTCTTGAAATAGAGCGTAATTCCCTTTTTCAGAGGAAAATACTTATACAGCTCTATACGGCTCTCCTCTACGTCACCATCCAGCGCCATGTATATAACTATGTTACGTGTACCCACTCTAACGCTGTTAACCGTGCTGCCGTCCGTGGTGGCATTACTGGAGCTATTAATGGCCACAGCCGGCGGCTGTAAGCCTGTCACCTTATAAACACTGTACTTAGGAGACGTGGAGAGGTTTAAAACCTCTCCTTTATCGTTCTTTACTTTAAGCTCATACATATCACATACCTCCGGCAAGCCCTAACAGGTTTTTAGACTGTCTGTAAATTTCATAGCGGCTCAGAGCCTTAGGGCTGTTATTCGTCTGATAAAAGTTATAGGTAGCGCCTCCTACCATGCCGCCGCTCACAGTTCCACCGCTCGTAATACCGTCTCTGGCTGCACCCACTACACCGGCTGTCATATTCCGCATGGAGCTAAGCACACTCTTAGCGTTTTTGTCAATACCTACGGCTATGCCCTCAGGTATCCACTTACCAACCTCATCACGCATGAGCTTAGACGGAGAGTTAATGCCAAAGAAGTCTTTAAGAGCGCCTAAAACAGAGTCACCAAAACCGCCTATTTTTTCCTTTATCCAGCTGGCCATATTGTTGATACCATTCCATAAGCCCTCTACGATATTAGAGCCAATTTCCTTAATTTTTTCAGGCAAGCCGGTAACCTTGTCCACAATAGCGTCCCAAATTTTCTGCGCCGCCTCTTTTGCTTTCTCCTTAGCCTTACGTCCAAACTCAGCCACCTTAGTAGTTACATTAGAGAGCTTACCAGCCATTTTAGCCGGTAGGTTTTTAACTCCCTCTATAACCTTTTCGACAAATTCACCAGCGCCCTCTTTACCTTTTTTAACTACGTCACCTACCCACTCGCCTACTTTTTTGAGTAAATTTAAGACAAACTCACCCAGCTTAGGCAAAAGCTGCCCCATAGCCTCCATAATGGCACTTATGATAGTCGGCATTTCTTTTCCCAAAGCTAATACTATCTCAGGTATAGCCTCCACAATGGCCATAAGCAACGTGATAGCAGTCTCTAGCATAAGTGGTAAATTATCTAGGTAAGTCTGTGTAATAGCGTCAATAATATCAGGTAAAGCGTCTGTCAATGCCTCCACTATATCAGGAATAGCGTCTACAATAGCCATAAGTAACGTAATAGCCGCCTCTAAAAGCTGTGGTATAGACTCCAGCAAGCCTTTAATTATAGCGTCTAAAATCTGAGGTAACGCTAATATAAGAGCGTCTATTATTGTCGGCAAAGCGTCCACAATGGCCATAAGCAGCGTAATAGCACCCTGTAACAGAGCGTCTATACCGGCAGTAAGTCCCTCAATAAGAGCCGTTATAAGCGTAGGCAGTGCCGCTAAAATAGCCTCTATTACCGTAGGTAGTGCGTCCACTATAGCCATTAGGAAAGTAATGCAAGCCTCTATAAAAGTAGGTAACTGCTCTAAGAGCGCCGTAATAAGCTCAGGCACAATAGCCACAATAGCCAGCACTATCTCAGGTAAAATAGTACCCAGTGACTCTATGATCATGTTAACCATAGTTATGAGTGTAGTTAGTAGCTGTGGTAATGCGTTAAGCAGCGCCTGAGCCAAATTAGAAACAAGCGTAAGCGCTACGCTGGTTATCTGCGGTAAAGCATTAAGCAGAGCGCTTAACAGACTGCTCACCAGTTTTACACCTATGTTAGCTATCTGTGGTAAAGCATTGACTATCTTATTAAGCAGCTGTGTAATGAGTCCACTAACAGCTCCTCCTACTTTATCCTCAGCGCCCTCTACACCGTTAATAAGCTCGTTAAATCCCTCTCCTAAGTCCTGTACGTTAGGTAAAACAGACTTAATAAGCTCTGCACCCATGAGCTTAAACGTAGTCATAACCGGCTCAGCCACCGCTCCCAGTTCTGCCGTGGCGTCCGTAAGTTCCGCTTGCGCTCTCTGAGCCTCTATAATAGTTTTGTTTGTCTTTTTGTAGCTCTTAGCGGCGTCATCATACAAACCGCTAAGCGTCTCAGTAATAAGCGCCTGTCTCTCCTGTTCCGTGGTACAGGCGTCAAGACTTGCCTGAAAAGCCTCCTCATTTACACCAGCCCAGTTAAGGGCGTCAGCTAAGCCGCCTGTCAGCGCTCCAGTCTTAGCAGTCTCGTTAGCCGCCTCCGCTAAGCCCTCAATAGGTAAACTAGCTCCAAAGGTGGCATATACGCCGGTGGCTATGTCCGTCCACTTAACTAAATCCTCCTCAGTACTGGCTAACTTAGCTAAGTGCTGTGAGGCCTCCGTAGCCTGTCCCTCATCACCTAACACAGCGTATAAGTCCTTATATGTATCTGCGGCAGTCTCAGCACTAAACCCAGCCGTAGTAAAAGCAGTGTCCAGCTGCCCCATAGCAGTACGGTACTCTCTGGTCTCAGCCGCCAGACCGATAAGAGAGCTAATAGCGTCCTTAATGCCGCCCACTAAGCTAGTAAGAGCGTTACCGGCAAAGGTGGCAATAGCACCCTTAAGGACGGTAAAGCCTCCCTCAGCCTCCTTAGCGCTGTCTCCAGCCTCCTCTACTGCCTCCGCTATTTCTTTACCAGCCTTAGCTCCGTCTTTCTGCTCCTGAGTCACATCAGTAAGAGCGTCCTTATACTTGTCTATCTCTTTCTCAGTCTTGGTAATGGCCGCCTTTTGATTATTAATTTTAACCTTAAGGTCATCCGCTGCCTTGCTGCCCTCTCCAAACTGCTTAACAGTAAGCTCGTACTGCTTCTCTAAGTTTCCCAGAATGGTCTTTTGACTACTAAGTGTGGTGTCAAGCTGCTTTAACTTAGCGCTCAGGCCGTCACTGCTCTTAGTCCAGTCATCCATAGAGGCACTGGCAGCGTTAAACTCACTGTTAGCCACAGCTACGGCTCTCTTAGCCTCTTGCATGGCCTTTTTGAGTTCTGATATATCTACCATAAACTTAGTAGTAGACTCATTATTTTTAGGCATTCTATCTCACCTCACTTTAAAACCAATCATCACCGGCTTTCTTTCTGATCACGCCGCTCTTTGTAGAGCCTGACTGCTTTTTATTGCGTCCATTATGCGCTATTAAGCCGTTAATCAAGTCAAATACGTCCTCTGCCGGATAGTCCAGCAGTTTAATAGGGTCTAACCCTGTAAAAGCCTCACAGAGAGACTTATTTATATCAAAAAACATTTCCGACAGCGTAAGCTCTACTCCGCTGCCGTCACTGCGTTTTTTTCACTGCCGCCCTTTAAACTGTTCAGCTTTTCCATGCCCCACTTATACAGCTCTACGCCTACAGCGCCCAGCTCCGCAGCGTCAACGCAATCCATATCTGCCTCAGAGAGTCCAAAGGTCGCCTTAATAATTTTGTCCAATTTATCTAAATTGCCGGTAACAAAATTAAAAACAGCGTCCTTGTTTTCAAGGTCAATCTTGTCCAAACTCTCACCGATATAAATAGCAACCCTGTACGGAATTTTGAGGCGGTCAGCCACCACCTCTCTCTTAACCTCTGTAAAACTTTCATCCGTGTATACTGTTAACGCTAATTTTGTTACTTTTAATTCCATAACTTTATATCCTCCTTTAAAAACAAAGCGGTAGACAAACTACCGCTTTATTAAATTATTTTGTTTTTACGCTGCCGCTGCCGTTACGGTGTCAGGTGTCTGTACCTCACTAAAGAAGTCAGCCTCAGCCATCTTGTTAACGCTGGTGTCTACGTTTACAGCCTTAGCGGTCTTATTGCCGATAGCCGTAAACTTATGGTTGGTATTAATGCCGGTAAATACAAGCTCCTGTCCATTCGCCTCTGCTCCGTCATTCTTTGTAGCGTGCGTGCTGTCAGGAATGTTAAACTTGCCCTTAAGTCTCCATACAAATACCTCAGTACCGTCCGTCTTTTCGGTGATATAACCGATAGCAAAATACTTAGCCTGTCTCTCGCCCTCAACAAACATACCCTTAGCCTTGTCGTAGGTCTGGCCGGTGATCTGCGCCAGCACGTCAAGCGGAATAGCTGACGTGGAAATAGTCACTTCGTCAGAGCCGGTAGAGTCAATCACTACAGCCGGTACATTGTCGTAATAATGCGGCTCGCTGGTGGTCTCCGTGGTACGGCTTAACTCAGCCATGCCAGCCACAGCAAACGGAGTGCCGCACTCAAAAGCCTCTGCGGAGTCCGTGGTTACCTCAGCAGCCACTAACCCTCTGACGCCTCTGTATTCCTGAATATCCATGTTATTTACCTCCTAAAATATTATTGTTGCTGCCGGTAAAGAGCCTCAATGCCTCTACCAGCGTGTGTAAGCTCATCACTCGTTACTGAGTAGCCTAAGCCGTTTACAATAAAGCCAGCAGCTTTTAAGAGCTGCTTAGCCTGTAAAAACACCTCTCCAATACGCTTAGGGTCTTTACTGTAAAAATTTATACTGTACCGCCACACCGTAGCGCTCTCAGTATTGTCATAAAAGCCGCTGCCGTCTGCGCCGTCATTCCAGTAAGTAAAGAAGTGATCAGGGTACGGCTCATCTTCTAACAAGCTCCCTTGTTCTCTCACTGGATAGCCCAGCTTTGACAGTTCACTTATTAATAAATCCTCCATACTCACTCCTCCATAATTTCCTTAATTACCTTGTTTAGCGCATCCTCTTGTATAGCAGCTATAGCCTTTGTGGTCTTAGCGCCGTAAATGGCGTTTTTCAAACCAGCCACAGGCGGCATACGTGGCGTTCCGTGTAATTTCGTACCGTACATAAGATAAATACTTTTCATGCCTGACTGAGAAAAATCAAAGCCCACCTTAATAGTGGCCGTGCCTCCTTGCCAGTCCACACTCATGTCTTTATCTAAGGACTCCTTAGTACCGCCGGTGGAGTACTTACCTCCAGCCGGTAGCTTTGTCATGGCTTGCTCTATCAGTGGGTTAACGTACTTCTTTGACTCCACAAGAGCCTCCTCTACGCCTCGCCTCATGGCCATAGTGCCGCCTATCTCATCCAGCTTAGCCATGTACTCCTCAAAGCCCTTAACCTTTAGCCCTATCTTGTTACGTGCCATAATTACGCACCACCTTTAACGCCTCTGACCTTAAACTTTAAAAACTGGTGACGCTGCTCAATATCCTCAGGCTCACCCATAACCTCATACACCTTAGCGCCCAGCCGTATCTGGCTGGCGCTGGTAATGTCAGGTCTATACCATGTCTCTACGTTTGCCGTGTCTACCACAGTCAGCAAACCGTTAACAGTGGACTCCGTGCCGCCGTAGGTCTTAAAGCTGCACATAATACGCTCACCGCTCTCAGGGTAATTCTTTACAGTCCTACCCTTTTCGACAGTGTACGTAGGATTAAACAGCTCCACCGGCGTAGTAAATGGCTCACTCGGTCTGTAGCTCATCAGTAGCCACCTCCTCAGCCGACAAATACGCCAGCTGGCTTACTCTCTGGTAAAAATACTCAGAGAGCTTGCCGCCACCGCCGTTATAATTCCACAGGTCAGTTACACCTCTGGCAATAACACCGGCTGACACACCAGCGTTAACAACCTCCTTACGGACTCCGGCGCTCACCATGTACGCCTTTACCTCATCTATATAGACTTGTAATGTTTCGTCCTGATAATTGCCGGTAATGCCTAAGGCACTCTTAACCTTGCTTAATGTATCAGCCATGTTATAACCTCCTCAGCTACTTACGCCGCTGCCGTAATGGTTAACTTAACCAAAGAGCCAGCGTCTACTACCTTACCGTCTACGCTCATAACAGCCTTAGTAAGTAAGTCCTCGGTCTCCCAGTCCTGTTTCTTGCTAATGCCCATGTCGTAAATGGTGTTAAGCACGTAGTCAGAGAAGTCAAACATAAACATAACGTCATCCTCTACATACGGAGACACTACAACCTCTCTGCCTAAAATCAAGCGCTCCAGCGCCTTACCAATACCGTAATTTACACGTGCTACCGGCTGTCCCTGTTCGTCAACTAAGCCCTGTACCTTAGCAAAAGTCTTTTTGCTCATGCACCACTTAGCGCCGTTCTCGTATTCCTGAGGTAAAGCACCCTCAGCCTCAGCCAGCTTTGCAAACGTAAGAGCGCCAGCAGTGGTAAGAGTCTGGCCAGTCGGTACAGTAGCCTTTAAAATGCCGGTCGGCTGTCCAGAGCCAGAGCCGTTAATTACTGCGTTCTCGATTGCGTAAACCATAGCCTTAGCCACGTTCTCAACAAACTTAGCCTCGAAAGCAGAAAGAGCCATAGCGCCTACTTCCATGCTCATGCTGATCTCACAGCGGAGCTTATGGTAGGTGAATACAACAGAGCCGGTCTGCTTCTTCTGTCTGTCAGAGCCAGCGCCCTCAGCTACCCACGTAGCTACCGGCTTAACGGTAGAGGTCGGAATGGTAACACCAGCAGCATAAGAAGTCTTACTGATAAGCGGTAAAATCATACCTACGTTATCCATCTTCTCAATGATCTGGTTAACCAGCTCAGTCGGGATTACAGCGCCCACGTCACCAGTAAGGGTGTTAGCATCTGCTCTCAACTCTGCCGGAATTGCAGTGTTTCTCAACACGTACTCCATGAATGCGGAACGATATGCCAAATTGGTCTCGCTTGCCGCTGCCGCTCTCGCATGAGTACCCATAGCAAAGCTACCCACTACCTGAGCGTTTCTGAGTTCAACGCCAGCCGGTACTACAGAGCGCTCAGCGTCCGGCTCAGTGCCAGCCTGTCCAGCGTCACCGCCGTCCTCGCCGTCCTCAACAAGCGCTGCAAGCTGCGCCTCTGCCTCCTCAATCTCCTTTTTAAGAGCCGCCAGCGTCTCACCGATTGCTCTAACCTCTGTTAAATCCTGAGACTCATCAGAGCGCTTCTGCTGCTCTGCAAGTTCTCTCTTCTTACGTGCAATAAGTTTCTTCAAAAAATCTCTCATGTCAAAATCCTCCTTGTTTTGTTGCGTTTTTCACGACTTTTTGTTTAAAAAATTTTGTTTCTGTTCTTTGCCTTTGCAAGCTCCAGAGCTGCCTCATCACTCTCCAGTGACCGCCTAGCACCGTCCAGTGCTAATTTAGCGCTATCCAGCGCCTCCTTATTGCGTGCGCTAATCTCTGTGGCCTCATAAGCCGGAAATGTTACAGCGCTCACCTCAAATACTTGCCCTATAGCCTTAATATGGCGTGTAGGGTGGTCTGACTCCAGCGCCTCCCATTCCTCTCTATCTATCGTAAACATGAAGCTCATACCGGTAATGTCTCCACGTTTGATAGCACTGTATAAATTACGTGCCTCGGTATTATTCTCAGTGTCTAAATTTACCCTGATACTCATACCGTCCTTGTCTACCTCTAACTGCATGGTAGAATTTTCGTTATTATTTCTGCTGCGTGCCAGCGGTATCATGTCCGTATTATGGTTAACTAAAAATCTCACGTCTTTTAAGTTAGCCTCATCCAAAGCGCCGGCCTCAATAATCTCATCAAACCACCCTAAGTCAGTCTTAGAGTTATACACAATAGGACGCCCTATAATGTGGTCACCGTTTTTCTCGTTATTCTCCGCTCTGATCTCAAAGTTATAAGCTCTGGTTACTCTATTACTCTGTGGCATTGTCTCCACCTCCTGTACTATCTGTCTCTCCTACCTGATACTCATTAGCCTTAGCTGCGTCAATCCAGTTAAGACTCATGTAACGCTTACCCACTAAGTCCTCACTCGGCATCATTCCAAACATGACTCTTTTTTCATTCTCAAAAAATGTGCCGGTAGGCGCTGTTTCTCTTATTAACTGTAGTTTTTGCTCTACGCTCATAAAAATTAAATCCTTAGCATAAAACCTAACTACATTATTATGTCCACGCTCACGCTCTGAAAAAAGAGTCTTTGTAAACGCCTGAGTCAAACGTAAATTAATCGGCTCTAAAGTCTTTTGATAAAATGCCTCATACTGAGCCTTAGTATAATCGCCGGTGAGTATAGGCAGTGACACGCCGTAGTGTCTCAAAATCTTCTCATCAATAAACTTTAAGGTGGCTGGGTCTACCAGCTGTATCTCCTTTTTGATTGGGATATACTCAGCCTTTAAATCCAGCGGTAAAAATCCGCTTTCGGACTTTTTCAACTTGCCCTCCAGCTCCTTAAGCGCTGCCTCCGTCTTGCCGTCATCTAACATAGTGGCATATTTAACCACGCCGTTAATAGAAAAGCTGGCTTTCATGGCACTAGCTACGCCCTGTAAAAGCTGGTGGTTAAGATTGAGAGTGCTTAACAGTGCCTCATTGTCCGGCTGCCCCTGATCATTACCACCCATGTACTGATTGACACTGTAATGGTGTCTGATATGTATAACATCAGAGTACTTAACGGTAAACTCCTGACCGTTGTTAAACTTCATCTTTACAAACAGTCTGCCACCGGCATCCTCTATAAAGTCCACCTCTGACGGCTGTACAGGGTAAAGACCGTCATACCTTTTATGTACCGTTCCTTTGTCATCTTTCCACTCGTAATAAGTCGGAATAATAAAGGCGTTATAATTCAGATACAGCAACCACGTTACTTTCTCCAAAAAATCACAGGTAGTCATAATAGGGTTAGGATTGTTAAGCACCGTCTGTAAATCACTGTTTACTGGTATAATATCGTTTCCCTTTTCCCTGACGTGCATAGGTCTTAGCTTTAATATCTCCTGTACGATACAGCTAATAGCTTGCTGCACTACGTCACTGGCATAAATATTAGTACCAAACTGAGAAAATATAGGACTGTAACCGCTCATCACCTCAGCGTACTTAGTCTGTGTAGGGTTTTCAGACTGTTTCTTAAAAAGATTGCTCAGCCAGCCCATACTATTTAGCACCTCCTATCATCTGCCGCCATTCTGTCCTGTTTTGTCTATAAACTTCATACAAAATAGCCTTGCACACAGCTCCGTCTATACGTTTTGACGGCTCACTTTTAACAATTAAGCACTGCTGTAGGTCATTGACCTTTAAACAGGCATTTTTTAAGCACCACTTGTCCACCTCGTTGTCATTGTAATTAACTAACTGGTGGGTAAAATCAGCCTCCAGCAGCTTAATAGCGTTGCTGAGCGTCTGAGCGTTCTGGAGTATCATTACCAGCTCATCACCGGCCTTAGTCCAGCCGTAAAACTCCATACGGTTTAAAAAGTCCTTTGCAAACTTTTGGTCATAGCCGCATTTCCAGAGTTTAATACCGTAATCCTTATACAGACTGTAAAACCAGTCAGCTACACGGCTCAGGTCAATATCGTTACCCTCCGTTATTGTCATAAGTCCGGCACTAGCCCACTCCTTATACTTAGCGCCGGCGTTTCTATCGTCAGCGTTTTCCAGCTTACTCTCAGGTATAAAGTACATAGTGTGTATATACTTTGTGCTATCCTCTGGCCGCATCAGCAGCACCTTAGCACACGTGAGGTCAGTAGTCTCAGACAAGTCCACCGCTCCTAAACATATACAGCCTCTAAACTGCTCCAGATCATATACGGCTTTATAGTCGTAGTCCTCAATATTAAGCCAGCTTTGCGCTGAGTTTTGCTTAATATTAAAGTCCTTGCACAATACAAATATACGGTCTGCCTTGCTGTTCTTAGCTACGTCTACCTGTTCGTCTAAGTAGCTCCATTTTTTCACTATGCCTAAAGACGGATTGCTCTTAACCCAGCTGGCTCTGTTCTGCCATACCTCGGCCTCTGAGTCCTGAGAGTATAACCACGGCAGAGTACGCTGAGCAGCTATGCCGTCATCCTCACCGGCTATAATTTTTCTAGCCTTTTTCAGCTCATCATCTAAGTAGCCGTCTACCACAAAGCCCTCTGTAGTCAGATTAATAAATAATGGCTCATCCTTTAGACTTTGTGACTGCTCTACTGACTTAGCTATAATATTGTTTTGCATTTCGTGGCTCTCATCCAGAAAAGCCACATCAATATTACGCCCCTCTTTATTCCTTGTACGGTCAGACAGCTTAAAAATTTTGCTGTTTGTGACCTTGTTAAGTATAAAGCGCTGGTTTCTTTTGCTATCCAGCTCCTTAGGGTCAATCAATAGCCGCATGGTGTCAATAGCGTCATATATAATACTGTCCTGATTATCGTCATTAGAGCTACATACAATATCAGAACCGGCATTCCCTAAGAAAAACTCTGCAAGCCCTAAGGCGCTGCACGTTTCGCTCTTAGTATTCTTTCTGGCAATCAGCAGCAGCACCTTTTTAAAGCGCCTCAGCGTTGTATCACTCATCTTAAAAGAGTAAACAGCCTCAATAAATGCCTTTTGCCACAGCATGAGTACCATAGGTTTATTGTAGTATGGTGACTTTGTGAGCCTTACGCAATTTTGCAGAAAGTCCATTCTCCGTAATGCGTCATCCGTATTATAAAAATAGGCATCGTCCAGCAAGTCCTCACGTAAATTACAAAGCTCTTGCCACAGCTCACGGCCTACAATAATCTCGCCGCACTCTATCCGTGCATGATACTCCAATAAAAAGGAGTTATCAGGTGTCCACACCGTTTTATTTTGTACCAGCATGATCGTTAAACCACTTCCTTAACGGTGACTCCTCTACCTCTTCGCCCTCTAAGCGCTTGTCCCTGTAAATAACGGCCTCAATGACCTTAATACAGTTCACGTACTGCTGTAAAAACTCCTTATACTGCTTAGCAGCCGGTGTACTTCTCTGTCTGGCTTTGTCCTGTGGGTGTACCTGTATAAACGGCAGCTTTCTAAGCTCTGTCAGCCGCTCCTCCAAAAATACAGCCTCGTCCACTACGTCCTCCACCAGCTTAACGGAGTCCTCCGGCAGCAGCTCCAGCAATTCCTCACGCCTACTCATTCTCAGACTTCTTACGTGACTTCTTAGCCACCGGCTCAGCGGTAGGAGCGTCAATAATCTCCACCAGAGGCTCACCCATGAGGTTATTTTTGCCGCTAAGTTCCTTAGCTCTAGCCTCCGTCATGTCCCTTACGTCATCAACAGTAAGCTGTTCCTTAAGTTTAAGGTCATAATATTCTTTAATAACTCTTACCTTAGTCACGTCCTTACCTCCTAAAATAGTTATTTTGTTACAAAACCCTACCGGCAGCCCTGAGCCACCGTTAACAGCGCACGCTATAGGGCGAAAGAAAAGTATGTTTTGGCAAAGTTTCCCTTGTTAGCACATTTCATCTTATCTATAAACGAAAAACCAAAAATCTAGTTAAAAATCCGTTTCTGTGAAAATTAAG